ATGCGTTGAACAGTTGATAATGTCGTGCCAGGGAAAGGTCCTCGATATCCTCCACCAAACCATCCATAATCATCATTACCAATTGCAGCACCATCGTAATTTGGAGTATTCAATGGTCCTCTTACACTTGCTGTTGCAGTATCAGTTGCATATGTAATCCTAGCAATCATTGAAGATTGGCCTGGCGATGAGCTTGGAGTCACAAAATATCCTCCACCAAACCATCCTGCAGTAGGGCCTGCGGGAGGTGCCAACGTAGCAGTAAACCCACCACCGGTAAATGTAAATGCTCCATTAAATGTTACTGACATATTTTTATTCCTATCTCATTATTTATCGGACGGTTCTTTACTGGCCAACATCTTAAGCAACTCGTTGCGGTCTAAAGCTTTACCCTCACCAATTGGTGTGTTCTCTATCTCTTCGGCCTTGCCAGCTAATTTCTGGTCTAACTGTGCTTTCTTAAGCTGTAAATCAATCATCTTTAACTTCTTATTCAATTTAGCAGTCTTTGCTGTAATAGCATGACCTAACATGTTACTAGCAACACTAAAAATCTCACTACTAAATCTACTATCAACTTGCATACCCAAATCACTTAAATCTTTAAAACTATCTACAGCCATCTGCGCTAATTCATCTAACTCATTATCACTAGCATCTAATCCACGTACTTGTGGCAATGCATTGTCAATCTTCTCTAAAGCACTTAATGCATCAGTGGTTATGTCACGTGCATTTTCTGGTATAGGAAAATGCAAGCTGTCAATCTCATCTTGTGGTAACTCAAATAAGTCGGTTAATTTTTTCGTCATACAAGTATTTAGTTACTTGCTTCGCCCATTATAGAAAAGGTCATCCTCAGTTATCACTCTAAAGGTGTATCCATAATGTTTACAATAAGCCATTGCAGCCTGCCATTTGGCATGATTGATTGCTACTACCATTCTGTCTTTAGCATTAGCAACCTTACTCTCTATAAGACTTTGTTTCTTGGGTTTAATCTCAACTATTTCAGCAATGTTTTTACCATACTTATTTTGATAAACAACAAAGAAGTCCGGGATATATGTTTTTGGTTGTCCAGTAAATGGATTACGATAGGGTACGCTTATGGCTTCACTAGCCCAATACAATACATTTTTGTTAGTGTCACAAAAATTCATAAATGTAAGTTCCCATCCACTACGATATCTAGGGGTATGTTTACCTATATATTTTTGAGCATTTTTTGGAACAAATGTGCCTTGAGCATATTTTGCCATGATTATTGCACGATGTTACGTGCTACTGGTTGATTTGATTGTGGTACTGTGCTTACACCATACAAACTTGTTTTAGATTTAAAACTGTTTAGATAATATGATATAACTTGATTCATTTGTAATTTGTTACCAGTACCTTGAATTTGTCCTAACAAATCTAATACAGGTATACCTGTTTCTTGTGCTATTCTAAATAGAAATGAAGTAAAATTACCTGCAATAGCTTTAGTATCGCATACAGTTTTAAAATAACCGTTAACAATATCAAATTCATTTCCGTTTACTACCATATTAAATGCGTAAAAATCGTCAAATATCTTAACTGTTAAATCAAGTGAAGTGCGGTCGTCTATAATTCTTGCCATGAGTTATCCTCCTGCACTATTTATATTAGGGGGAACCACTGCTCTACCATTTGCTTGTTGTTTTTGATTTGGAGTAGAACCGTATATTAAAGTATTAAATAACACATTTCTACCGGTGTTGTTTAATGGATTCATAATAGCATTAGTGATACCAGTTGTTACTTCACTTCTGATAGCTTGTTTTAAATTTATATTTTTAAGAGTATTATATGTAGCCCCTGCCTTCTGAATGGCACCTAAAACGTTTTTGTTATCGCCGGACAAATCACTAATAACTCCACCAACCCCGTCTATTAAACCACCTTGACCTAGTATACTAGACTGACTACCCGGTCTTGTGATAGGACTAGGCACTCTATCATAATTTGAATTAAGTCCAAACCCTGCAACAATGTCACTAGGTTTAGTTCCATCGATAGCGCCTTGAAAATATTTTACAGTTTCATAATCTAATGTCATTGTATTTGTCATTGTACCATTACCCTGTGAGTAATCGTAGGTATCATGTGCAAATCTATTAATGATAGGGTTAATCAAAGTGTAAGCTACATAATTATGTTGATTAAAACCAAATATTGTAACATTCTTAAAGAACGGAATTTTAGTTTGACCTGTTGCGGCTTGTGTGTTACTAGCAGGACTATCAGGTGTTTCTCCTACATAGCCCCAATTAGTATTACCAGTAATAGATTGTGAATAAATGTTTCTTGCGTTATAGTTTGTATTATTAGGACTATTAGTACTACCGTTGCCTGTTTGTTGTGCCTGTCGTCCTGATACTGATGCTACTGGTATACTTGCATCCTTATAATAATATGTATAGTAATTATACCACATGTTACGTATTAAATTTCCGTTATCATCATGGAAATTAATATCTATGGGATCATATTTAATTTTTGTTTGCACGATACGTTTACGATTATACTGATTCATCGTATGTGTATCAAATGTATAGCTTGGTAATTTTACAGATTTAACAGCTAAACCAAAGTTTGCACCTTGAGGTAATCCTACTGCATATGCACTTTGATTGATTTCAAAATACACATGGAATAGGAACTTAAATTTAGGTGCATATTGATATGCATTGGGTCTGAATGTTTTACTAGCGTGAGTATAATCACGAAGGTAGTCGTTGCCGAAGAATCCTCCGGCAGCGTCTGTTAATAAGTTTTGAAAGAATCCAGCCATTTAATATATAAAATATATTAAGTTGTAGAACCAATACCAGTTGCTGATGTTCCACCAAACGCACGGCCAACACTTACGCCAACACCAGATGTTAACGGTGATTGAACCGCATTATCATAGCGAATTGCTAATTGTATTGTTACAACTTCATTTGAACTATAAGCCAAGTTATTGTAATTAGCTCCCTGTAAGAAGCAACCATATACTTCCCAAGTTTCTAATACTACTGGAGCAGCAGTACCGTTACCACCGTCCAAGATTTCAACGTTTGTTTGGAACTTGTAATCTTGACCAGTAGCCGCAGATGCTTGTTCAACAAAGTCCATTTGTTTCTGTAACTGTTGACCAACTAGTTTTGACACACTACCTGTAGCGTCATCTCTGACGTTAATTGTCATAGGTTGCCATTCGTGACGTCCTGCCAAATACATAGTAGAGTTATAAATTGGTATAGTAATTTCACCAAAACTAACTGAAGGGCGAGTTACGTCAATAACTTGCTTAGTTAATTCATTTGTAGATGCACTTGTACCAAAGTTAAGAAAATTAACTCTAAAACGATATTGTAGTTTGGGCATTAGTAAGCCCTGATTTCCGCCAGCGTTGTCTGACGCTACGGTCATGTTAAACAATGATTGTGAGGCTATTGCCATGTTTTTTCTCCTGTTATTAATATTTATCTATTTAAATAGATACCCCTCTCGGGGTATCATATTTTATTATTGTCCACCAAGCTCGCCTGTGTTCAATATACGAACCGGGATATAGATGAATTCAGCTGCCTTAACAGGCTCAACTGCAACATCAATCCACAATTCATTTCTATCGATTCTTGCCGGAGTATTGTTACTTTCGTCACAAACTACAAGATAATCATATAGACCGCGTTTAGCAACTAAATCAACCATCAATGTTTGTACAACACCTGCAATTTGATTGCGTGTTAATGCATCATTGGGTTCAAATACAAACGGTCTTGCTGCCAATGTTAATTGTCTACGTATGTAAGCAATCAAACGAGCAACGTTGGTTCTATCTAACGCACTTGAACTATTAAAGCTAGTTTTGTTACCGTAATTCAATAAACCAACACCCGTAAAGAATACTAATGGGTTAATGAAATTGATATACAATACATCACGTATACCTAAACGTGTTTTTATTGATTGGAACTCACCGGAAGCACTATCAATATAACCAATACTTAATGCATTGTCAATTGTACCACGACGAGTACCGGCTGCCGCTAACCAAGGATAACTTATAGTATCATTACGTAAGAATGTACGCAACATCATATATGATGGGGGTACTGCAACTTGATTACCTTGTAAGTCAGTTGCTAATCCACTTGGATAGAATAGACCCATATATGTATCACGATTTACTAGACCTTCTTCACCTGTGCTTGATGCACCCGCGTCATTATTAGCCCATGCTTGAATTGCAGTAGCGTCATCTGGTAATCTCATTGGTGTATCACCTAAAATATAACCAGTTTGACCACGATCATTATTCAATGTAATCATACCAGGTTGTAGTTCTGGATAGTTAGGGGTTGCAAGCAAGTTAAAGAAATTATCTTCATCACGTATTGCTGTATTAGTAGCAATTGCCGCATTTAATGATTGTACAACCATTGCACGTTGTGCTTTACGACCCATATAAGGGGCACCATTTGTTTGATTACCACTTACTGTTACCCAAGTATCAGTGTATGTAGGCAATGTTTCATCTGGGAAATCTGTGCTATTAAAATAGTCTGACCTGTACTGTTTTACATTGTAACCATTACGGCGTGTGTTAAATAACAACATACCTGATGGATATAGTGTTGGATCTGGAGCATCTAAATCAAGATTATCACTGGTCAACAAACTAACAATTGTTGGGATAGGATCATCTACTGGACTAATAGTATCCTGATCATCTGACCATCGTGCATCAGCAAATAATACACCTGTGCTACCTGTTTGGTCAGTATTGTCAATTAATACCCACTGATCAGTACCATTAACACTTTCCCAACGATTAATTACTGGATAGTTTTCTAAATCACTAGTATCAATCCATATATCACCATACTCTAATGCAGTAGCATCACTTTGCACTGATGGGGCAGTAGCACTAATTAATGGTCCGTTAGGATCGGTAGTATTAGTTCCACTTGGTAGAGGGAAACCACTACTGTCATAATCTCTATTACCATAACCATACCATGCACCGGCGTAATTAATCATAATATCAACTTGGTCAACTACACTATAGAACCAATTTGTATCATTAGCTGGAGCTACATTTGGTTCACCTTCATTAGCAATATATGTAAATTCTACCCAGTTACTTAATTCTGTAGTAAAGTTTGACGGTGATGTACCTGATATATATGTACATGATGTTGCTGCTCCTGCAGAAACTGATGTTATTTCAAGAACCAAATCATTTGCCGGTGTAGCTCCACCGAAACTAGTACCTGCAATAGTTATAGTATCACCAACTGCGTAACCACTACCGCCGGATCCACTAATACCATCACCATTTACTATATAAGCATTTAAAAACGTAGAAATAGCAAAAGAAGCACTTGTTCCGGATCCAGTAGTTGAAGTTTGAGCTACGATAAATGATGCACTGTTGGAATTTCCATACTTTACACCACTAGTTGTACCAATTACAAATCCAGCATCTTCTATTAATCCATTAGATACATTAATATTAGTAAAAGTTGAATTAAAATAATCACTTAAAAGAATTACTCCACCTGTAGTATGAGTTAACTGAATTGCACCGTCTGTAGTTACGCTTGCTGTTGTGTATGGTATTCCGGATGCTGCCCAAGCTGTTACAAAATCTGTAGCATCTGTATTATCTGCTAATGTAAACTGATATCCAGAACTTAATGTGCTAGATCCAGGAATACTTACATACACTTCCATATAATATGGTCCGCTTACAAAGTCTGGAGCTGTATTAGAACCAGTAATTACAGTTGGACCAGTTGCAATTCTTTCCCACATATAGAATGGAGCATTACTAGCTGGATTTGTTCCAGTAGTATTAAATGCATATTGTCCATATATAGTTCCTGCAGGAATAGCTTGGCCACCGGTAGCATCTAAATTATTTATTGCTTCTGCATCAGAAGTAGCTAAAGAAACAGTTTTAGTTTGAAATGATTGTGTAGCACCATTGAATACTGAT